GGACCTCCCTGGATATACCAGTTTGATCCTTCATAACCAATATGGTTGTCAATAACAGAGCCGATATAATCAGACCCCGCAGTTGCAGAGTTTGACTCGACGTTCACATAAGGACCAGCAATAGCAGCAGAGCCAAAGCCGAGGAGGATACCGGCAGCGATAATAGATTTCATGTTAATAAATTAGTTACTTTTTCTTAGCAGTTTTAGCGGAGCGTTTAAAGTTAGCAGCCGTGGGTGCTCCTTTAGACCCAGGCTTTCTCATTTTTTCACCACTACCTTGCTTGATACGCAAACGTTTAGCGTGAATGTTGGCATAAAGACCTTTCTTAGCCATTATTTTTTGGCTCCCTTTTTAGGGGGACGACCTTTTTTTGTACCGTAAGTTCCTTTACCGTAAGGCATCACCATACTCCGGGGATAATTTGTCCAGTCAAGGCGTACGCACCAAGCGCAGCCATGACGCCTAGCATAGCCAGACGCCCATTAAGTTTTTCAGCTTTTTCATTGTGAGTTTCAGTGATGTCCATGATTGTCATTGGGGGTTCTTTTGCGTAAATGTTGGTGCGGCCGCCGTCTTCAGTTACAGTTGTCATCAGAAATCTACGTCAGAGTTTTCTAGACGACGGATAACATCTTTACGGTAAGCTGGATCTTTATCATAGCGTGAGTCACTCATTGCTGCAACTAGTTCTGCTTGACTCTTAAAGGAATCATCACTATTAGCAGCACCACGACCAGTTAAAGTCTCTCCATCTGTTCCTACACCTTCACCATACCTAGCTTGGAGAGCTTGGATAGCAAAGAAAATAGCACTAGGATCTCCTGACGCCATTACCCCATCATACATAGAAATTTCTTCTTTAGAAAAATTTTCACCAGCCCAATCAATCATAGACTTGTAGGCTTTATCACCACCTACCATATTCATCAGATACTCAGCTTGTTCTTCAGAAAGATTATTGTCTTCGGAATCTTTGTCTTCAGATTCTTCTGACTCTTCTTTTTCTTCAGCAACTTCTGCCTCTTGTTCTTCCTCAGTCTCCTCTTCACGAGGTTCACCAAGTTTCTTTTGAAGCTCTACATAAGCTTGTTCAAGTTCTTGCGGGTTTTTATATTTACCAGCAAGTAGCGATTCCTCTCCACCCTCAAGAGACTCAGCAACCGCTAGGGAGTCTTGTTCGTCTGAGTTAAGAATCTCAGAGTTCACAGGTGTTTCTTTCATTGTAAATGTTTCAGCCATTTATTGTTGTGGGGGGATAGGTGGTTGTTGTTGTTGCATAGCCATTTGCTGTTGCATTGCAGCTTGCTCTGCTTTTTGGTCAACAGCAGCCATTTGTGGTGCTTGCTGTTGTTGCATCATTTGTTGCTCAAGTGCTTGTTGCTGTTGCTGTTCAGCTTGTAACTCTTGTACGCTCTTTACTAGATTAAGTACATCAATACCAGAAGATGCAGCAAGTCGTTTAATAACTTCGTCAGGGTTAATATACTGAGCAATAGCATCTGGACCCATTGTTTGGGCAATTACAGTAAGGAACTGAGCTAAACTTTCACGGTCTTGACCACGACCAAGGGCATTAATACCAGCTACAATAGTAGGCCGTACAACACCACCTTTCGGTAGTCGTGGAATGTCACCAGTTTTTTGTGCAATGTTCAGTTTACGATTTAGATAAGGCACTAGAAACTCAACAGTCAAAAGAGAGAACAATCCTCCCAATTGTTGTTCAAGTTCAAGTTGAGTCATCCTGACTTCTTCCGCAGTAGTGCGCTCACTGTTCCTAACCTGAAGGATTAAGAAAGCTTCATTCAAACGTTGAGTTAGTGACCCAATCATTTGATATGCGGTCCCAAAATCAGCTGTCTTTCCAACCTGCACCACACCAATATCATCAGGACGTCCCTGAATAATAGCACCATTCCCTGCCTTGGCAAGGGTCTGTGGTTTGGTGGTACTGCTTGGACTGACAGTAAATACTACCTTAGCAGCTGCAGCGCTGCCTTCAACGATGGCTTGTGACAGAGCTTCAAGTGATTTTAGATCTCCAAGGAACTCTTCTACTCTACCACGTCCGTAGACCTCACCGTCTACGTGGTTAAAGCGTAGCACAAGCCAGGGGTTAGCGTCAAGGGGTGCTTTACCCATAGACTTAGGTAGGATTTTATCCTCTAGTTCTTGGTGCCACACCCAGCGGTTGTTATCCAATTTGATGTGTGTATAAATAACACATTCATCATTTGGCATATTTGATTCGTCAATCAGAGAATCTGTAGTCTTCTCTACAAATTCTGGATAAAATTTTTTCAGTAATTTTTTCGAGATTGTTTCTTTTGTTACAATTTCAATAACATTACCGTTACCATCTCTATCTACTACGTAGCGACTTAGAGGATAAAGTTTAAGTCCATCCTTACTCATGTAGATAAGAGCATTACCAGCTACTACCAAATGCTTTAGTGCTTGATGAACTACAACACGATCACCGGATTCTGCAATAGATTCCATGACCGTTCGTTCAATCTTAGCAAACGACAAGTCTAGTTCTGATCTAATTTGTGGTCCTAAATCTTCAGGAAGGTTGATGTCGTTAACTTGCAATTTAAAGAAGCTAGTTTGTGGTGGCAACAATGCAAGCATTAGTTTACTTGCTAATGTTACCACACCTTTAGCTCCTGTTGATTGCCAAGGTGTTGTCAATTTAACAGCACTTTTAGTTGTGTGCTCATCATCCCTAATAAGATAAGGTAATGTTAGATCTGCTGCTTGCCTAGCAGAATTCAGAAACTGTGAACGGCTAGAAGACAATCTGTCATAACGAGATTTAGCAGTCATTATTTAATATTAATTTGGGTTAAAAAGTCGGGAAGAGATTGATAAAGCATTGTTCACTGGACCCATAAATTGTGATCCAAGTGCACCACGACGTCTAAAACCAAAAGTACCACCACGTCTATTGTTCTTGGTACCAAACCTATAGTCAGCTTGCTGGCCAGCTTGAGCCATGTTACTGAGTTCAGTTTGATAACGCAGTTGAGCATCTCTTTCTCTTTGCACACGGTCAGCTTCAATTTGATCTAGCATTGCTTGAAACGCAGCCATGGGATCAAAAGGTTCCGCAGCAGGTTCTGCAGGGGCAGGATCAGGTGGGTTAATTGCTAAATCATTATAGTAACCACTTGGGACAATTTGGTTTCCTCCAGCATCTTCCTGTAACGGACCCATAAAAGTACTTAATGGTGCTGGTTCTAGTTCTGGACCAACGTTAAACAGCTCGGCATTTGTTTTGGAAGACTTCGGAGGTTTGTCCTTAGGTTTGTCCCTAGGTTTACTTCTTTCAATACCTAATAAATCTTTTGCACCACTACGAATTTTAGTACCTTGTTGATCTGCAATTTTCAAAGCATTACGTTTTAGGAATTTATTACCAACTCCTGCTTTCTTTGCTTTTCGGACTGTTTTTCTAATTTCTTGGCGTGAAACATCTGCTCCCCTACGACTGTCTGATTGTGAAGCAGATCTAATAGTTTGTTTAAACTGTTTCTTTGCTTTAGCTTTTTTATTTTTTTGCTTTTTAGCCATTATTCTTCCTCCATGTATTTAATCACCCACTCGACAACACTACGTTGACCTGAGCGGTACATAATTTTTTCCATTGAATCTTCAGGTGTAGGGTTAGTGGGTGGAAAGGATTCCTCTAGTGCATGAATCAAACCTCGGGAGTTCATCCCAAGGACTTCAAGCATACTGGGGGAGGTTGACATTGCTGTGCTCAAAAAATGCGGGCATTCTAGCTGATTTAGTAAAGCTTAGTTCTGGTGCTTTACCTTCATACATTAGCCGGTCACTAGAATCCAGCCAAAATTTTTTATCCAAAAACTTGTCTTGAGTATTTACACCTAGTGGTTTCATTACCCAATTAATAGTTGCCTTCCTTAGTTTATCTAGAGAAGGGCTGATATTATACCCAAGCTCAGTATGAACTAATGAATTAGTTGCCACATGAATTTGTTCATCTCGGCTAATATCGGCACTTACCGTACGCATACCAGCGTCACCATTAGCGCGGAAGAATGGTAGAAGAACGAAGAAGATTGCACGTTCGGCAACAAGCGCTTTGGTGATTGTGTGATCAGGATGCGCCTCCCAAGCGGTCTTGAGACGGAGCGCTTCGGATTCAGCTTGCGGATCAACACCGTAAGCATTTGCGATGTAACCAAGTGCGATGTCGTGGTTTTCCTCGTCTTTAACGTTGGATCCCAGTAACTCGCGTGCCAACGTCGGCACTTCAGTAGAGAGGGCATCAGTGATAAAATCTCCCACAGGTAGTTCCATATGTCGCAATGCAAGGGCACGGTGAATCGTTTCCTCCGCGCCTTCTTTGCATGTACCAGCAGTCGTCTGTACTGGTGTCCATTTGCGCTTCCGCGCTATCAGTTTTTCGTAAGGGTTCATTCTGCACAATCACATTGAGGTTCATTATCCCCATCGTTAATTAGACTTGCCAGATAATCATCTACATCGCTCTCTTCTAAAGCAGCATACGCACTTGACTTATCTTGAACGTCGCCCATAACTTGGAGACTATAATAAAGAGAAGTCTGGGGCGATTCAAGCCACTCTTCTATGAACGCATTGTCATAGGTTACAATATCACTCCATGAATTGAAGCTATAACCGTGAAGAAGTCCAGTCTTATTGAGTAGAGTCATGATGCCATCAGCAACACGTTTGTAGGCTTCCCAGCCCACCTTAGAGGCGATCTCTACGTCGCCATAATTGTAGGTTTGTACTCCGAAAGTACCGCTGTCGCGATCGACTGTCTGTGAGATAGGTGGAGCGATTTCTGGTGTGCAAGTATAGCCATCCAGATCCATGCTTCGGTAACTGCAACTGGCGGTCGGTGCGATAGCAAAGGCTCGAACCATGTTAGCGTTGCGAGCAATTTCGGCTGCTTGCTTAATACCAGAGTCAATTTGTGTGACAAGTTCATAGGCTGCTGATCGGACTGTTTCTCCGTTGTTGTATTGCTCAAGGGCACGACCAAACTGATCGTAAGTTACTTCATATCGACGAAGTAGATTAGCGAGACCAAGCATACCAAGACCGACTTGTCGATCAACTGTACTTGGTAGATATTCTCCACTTTCTCCTACATTTGTTTTACCGTGGAGATCACACAATTGTGACATACCCTCAACAAATGCCCGTGGAATATCATCAAACTCACAAGCACCTAGAGATACATGTTGGAGCAAACAAGTACCACGGCTAGGTAAATATACCTCTAAGCATACATTACCTCGAATACGATTACCATCTTTGTCGTATTTTACTTTGTTTAGCCAGATGTCACCAGATTTGATACCATATAGAAGCTCTTCCTTAAACGTACAAGCTTCCCACCATTCTGGTTTAATATTAATACAACGTTTAATCCAGGGCAATTCAGCCCTAGGAGTTTGAATAAAATCTAGTGCATCAGGGTGGTTTAAATCAAGATGAGCAACCACAGCACCATTGCGGTAAGTACCACCGCGACGTAAGATCTCATTGAGTGTAGAGTAAATGCGTGCAAAAGATACTGGTCCGGATGCAACCAGTTTATCAATACCTTTAACAGTCTCCGTACCTTTTGGTCGGAGTTTAGATAGATGGACAGCACAACCTGCACCGTTGCGTAGAGCATGACTAACGAATTTCCAGCTAGCTTCTAAGCCGTCTGGTCCTTCCATTGAGTCCTCTACAACAAATACCGTGCACGATACCGGCAGTCTAGACGTTGGGTTATCCATCCAAGATTGGACACGTCCCGTGCGGGAAACATATGAGGTAGTCATGGATTAATAAGATCGAAAAGATTTGGTGGTTGGTAGTTTGGTCCTTTCAGGACTTTACCATCAGGGCGATAGATTGGTTTTCCATCAATCCCTAGTTTAGACATATTAGATTTATGAACACGATTCATTGCTTCTTCAAGATCCCATTCCATGTTCTCAGCATATTGAAAGCAGACATAAACTAAATCTGCAAGCTCTTTTAACTCAGCTTCATATGGTTCTTCAGTTGCAGCATACATAAATTCTTTGAACTCTTCAACGATCAAATCCCGTTGCATAGTCCGTTTCCCAGTCCCATTCGTTAATCCATACGCTGTCCGGAACTGGATCGCCTGTTCGCTTAGCGAGGTCGCTGTGTAGTGGCCCGCGAGATGGGGTTGGTGGTGTGTGTCGGAGTTCATTTTCAAGATAGTGAATAGCTTTTTTAAGATCCTCTTCTCTAGTATTCGGATTCTTGTGACCTGCTCTGCAAGTATATTTGATAACATTACCAAGGTGGTAGTTTAATTTTTGATCTCTAATAAAATCCCAAACTTCTATGGAACCTCTGGTGTAATGGGCGGGTGATTTGGCCATAGTTTTACTAAGTTACTAACTGTATTGGAAAGGACAAAATTTTGCCTCTGTAGTGCAACAAAGACTGTAATTAAATCCTCTTTCTCTGCCTGTGGTAAGAGATCATCCAGGCGTCTCATCTTGAACTGTTGCTCCATCGTCAACTCTGTAATTGGCGGTGGGGGTCCAAAGAATTGGTTGTTGTCGGTCAAAGTCATAGTCAGATGCTGTGAGGATCTTAGCGAGTCTTGCATTTTCTAGTGCAACATCTTCTGAAAGATCCTTGTCAGCAAAAGCTGTAACAACAGTCTTCCAAGAGTACCCTTTATCTTCAAATAGGGTAATTGCTCGTTTAACACCAATACCAGGTACACCAGAGTAACCATCTGTTTGATCCCCTGCTAGTGTTTGGATTAGGTGCCAGCGTTTCCCTTCATGCTCTTCCACATTCACGGTTTCTTCCATGTCAAATAGTTTGCCAGGGATTTGG